ATGAAAAAATAAGGCTTCGGAAATCATAATTTCATCTTTTTCTTTGTTTTGATTGTTATAATCCTTATTTTTGCAGAAAAGAAACGGGTTTGTAGGCAAGTCGTGGATTGCAGTTCCACGGGGCTACCTATCAATCCGTTTTTTCTTTTAAGATATTCAGGATATTTTCACTATCTGATATGCTGTGCAGATTGATTGTTCCATCAGCCAATTCACGAACAACTATCCAAGACTTTTCTCCTTTTATTTCTATTTCAAAAAGATGAGCTTTGGCTGTTGGATCGTGTTTGTCTCTCCCCCAATCTAAATATTTAGAATTGGCCAATACTTCTTTTATGGCAAGAATCAATTCATTCTTTGCAGCATAATGTTTGTGAGGCTGATTCAACCATTCTTTAATTCCTCTTCCTGTAATTGAAATCTCTTTGCCGAACTTTTTATTGAACGCTTTTTCTTCAATTAGAGCAGACGCTTCTTTCCGAATTTCTTTTCTTCTTTCCGCAAAATCCGGCTCCACCTTCACCTTGATGGGCTTGGGCAAATTTACCTTTTCGCTCATATACTTCTCTACCGCCTTCTTGGCTTGACGGGTAGCCTTGGCGATGTAGGGATGCGAGTCGCTGAAGAGCTTGCCATCCTTGCCGGGGTTGTTGTCCAGCCCGTCGGCAGGGCGGTTCTGCTTGGGATTCGGGTCGTCGGGGATGGCGGTAGGCGGCTCGTCGGTGTTCTCCAGGCTGCACTTGCACCCCCAGCGGTCGCCCGGACGGTGCGAAAGCCAGAACGGGTGGTCGATGGGCAGTGTCACACCCCAAAAAATCTTGTGGTCGGCTCCCGGCTGTGCGCTGGTGCTCGGTATCCATGTGAGATTCGGCATGATGTCGGCATTCTCTTCGAAGCGTTGCCAGTCCGCCGCCTGCTGTGCACGGATGACCGCCGTATTGTATTCGGTACGTAGCCAGTGGCCTACGTGATGGTCGAGCATGGGTTCCACGTCCTTTGCCCATCGGTCGAAGGGCTTCAGTGTGCCGTCCTCGTCGTAGAGCTGTGCGGCGATGTCGTTCTGCATGCGGTGCACCTTGAAGGCACTCCACCGGGCGGTGTTCCAGTCCATGAGGTTGCGGAACTCCCTTTCTACCTCCGCACCACTTTCTGCCATGCCCTCATCGGTGGCTTGGAGCATGATGCGCAGCGTCTCGTCAAACAGGTGTTCCTCGATGTCGGTCATGGGGCGGAACTCCTTCGAGTAGATGCGTTTCAGGGCTTCGGCCAATGCTTTTTCATCGAAGGTAAAGGCTGATGAAACGTCCGAAGCTTTCGCCTGAAGGGGGATGCCGTCGCCCAGCATGTAGTCGATGTCATCGAGGTCGGGCAGTTCGGGTGTGCCGTAGTACAGCTCGTTCATTACCATTCTAAAGCCCCGTCGCCTTGCGGGGCTTGGGCGAAAAAACGGTTTTTCGGGTTTTCCTTGGTGGGTGGGTTCAGATCCTTCACGTTGTTCAGGATGACACGCTGTGATTCCATTTCCGCTTTCAGGCGGTCGTAGTCCTGCGGCTTTTCGATGCCGAGGGTTTCGTACAGGTAATCGTCGCTCATGGGCAGCTGGAAGGTATCGTGTGCCTTCTGCAAGAGTTCCGCCTTCTGGATGAGGGTCAGTTCCTCTTCTTCCACAAACACGAACTCGCCCCCTTCGGTGTTCACGCCCAATGTGGCGAAGATGTCGGTCATCTCGTAGTTCAGGATGTTCAGGATGAAATGCCCGTCCTGGTCGGTCAGTTCGTCCTCCACCTTGCGATGGACGGTACCGAGTGCCTGTGTGCCCGTTTCGCTGGCTTCGGTGGTCAGTGTGTTGCCCAGCACCGCCTTGCTCATTTCGGCATTGCAACGCTCGATGAGTGAGGCATAGACTTCGGCACTGCCGGTCTTGTTTCCTGCTTCGACGAATTCGAGGGTAGTTCCGTCCGGGCAGATGAACACGCTGGCACTTCCTTGGTTCATAGCATCGTTCATGGCAGCGGCACGGCTTTCGGGGTCGGCAGCATCGTAGGTGTATTTGCGTATCGGCATCCCGAATATTTCGGAGAACTGCGCCCAGTCGCCCATCGAGCCACGCTTGTAGATGACGTAGGGTGCGTATTGCTTGGCTTTGGCGATACCTTTTTAAAAGCTGATGCGTAAATTGTTCGGATGTCATTTGGCGGTCTGAACGATAGTTCTTATATTTGCGGAAAAGGAAACGATTTGTAGGTAAGGCGTGCGATTGCAGTTCCACGAGAGCTACTACAAGTCCGTTTTCCTGCAAATGAATTGCAAAAAAAAAGAACAAGTCTTTATCCTTAACAGTTGCATGTATGAGCAACGCTGGATTTAGACTTGTTCCTTTTTTATATTACGTAAAAGCATTTATACCTTTTTTCATTTATTCCCCTTGGCACTGTTGTGGGTCTTGCAGAGCATTTCACAATTTTCCAGTGTGGTTGCCCCGCCTTTGCTCCAGGCTGTCACATGGTCGGCTTCCATTTCGTTGAGCTTGTAGATGCGTGTACGGTTGGCATTGTTGCCTACGGCACATAGCGGACAGTTGGACACTCCGTTTTCCTTTGCCTGTTCCGTTTGCCGTTTGTAGGCGGCTTTCTTGGTGGATTCTTCGAAGAAGCGGATGTTCAGCAATCGGGGGTCTTTTTCTCCTCCCAGAACATATTCGTAGATGTTTCGGGGGCTATTGATACATTCGTCGGCTTGCAGTGCCTTGACTCTTTCAGTAATCGCCTCAACGCTATACGGTGTGTCGTGATAGGTTTCGTACAGGCGTCCCCATTCCAGTCCGCACATGTCGCGTTCTACCATCGTGAAGAGTGTGGTGACCCAGTCAATGACGGAACGGAAATAGCTTTCCAGTTCACCGATGGTTTCGTCGTGGCGGTGCAGGCTCATATAGGCATCCACACTCATCCCTTTGCTGTGGCATATCCATTTGAGGGATTCGGCCAGATAGTCCTGTCTTTTCACGTCACCTTTTATATAATGGCTCCATTTCTGTATTTCGGCGTTCTGCGAGTTGCTGAACACTTTCTTGGCTGCGTTGACAAACGGGCCGGAGAAGATGGCGTTGAGCATTTCCTGTTCTTTCAATGATATTCCTACAATGTTGATGGTTCTGAACCATTCCTTGATTTCCTTTTCTTCGCCTTCACATTCGTATATCAGCAAGGGGGATTGCAGGATGCGTTGCTGCTGTTCGGTTGGCAGTCCGGAGAAATATTGCACATTGTCGTTTTCGTCCTTGATGGCGAACTTTCCTGTCACGAAGCGACCGAACGAGGTGATGCGTTGCTGTCCGTCGAGGACTTCGAACCTGCCGTCGGCCGTACGGTTGAAATATATCAAACCGATGGGGTAGCCTTTCAGCAACGATTCGATGACGGCTACATCGTGCTTGCCGTCATTGTAGATGTAGTGACGTTGGTATTCGGGCTGGATGGTCAAGCGGCCGTCCAGGCCGTAAAGACCTTTGCCTTCGAGTTCGTTATAGACAAAGCCTTTACAGAGGTCTCCTACTGTCCATTCGGGGTGTAATGTGGTTTTCATGGTTCGTTCATTTTAATTCATAATTTACGGATAAGCAACCGTGCATAGGTTGATATTAGGGTGTTATTGCTCCGGATGGCACCTCTACGATTCAAATCTGCAAAGTTTGGAGCATCGGAAGAGGTATATTCTTTGGTCTTTAGGTTCCACTCGTTGCCTCTATCGGTTATCCCTAATATTTCAAACTGTTCGGGACAATACTTGTCAAGAAAAGATATGGGAACTCCCATTGCACCTTCATAGTCGGAAGGGATGGCATCGGTGAAGGGTACTTCTATGGCATCGTAATTGTCATAGTGGTCATATGCCTCTTTACCTTTCAGTTCTTTGTGTTTGGAGAATCTTAGATTGTCTGCCATTGTCATCAATGGCAGAGGTTCGTGACGGCGACCGTGGTCAACATTGGTGAGCCATATGCAATTACGGAATTTCACGAGATTGGTAGCTTCATCATATACTCCTGCCGCGTACTCGTTTTGAGTAGCAGGACGGAAGTAGGCATTCCCTCCTGCAAAAGGAAGCCCTAACCAAACCTGATTGCTCTTGATGAGCGGGAACACCTCTTTGTAAGTGATGGCGTTCATATTACCTATGATGATAAACTTCTTGTTCCCCTCCACCATCCAGGCCAAGAACTCACGAAACAGCGAGAAAGGCGGATTGGTGATGATGAAATCCGCTTCATCCCGCAGTTCGGTGACTTCCTTGCTGCGAAAGTCACCGTCGCCTTCAAGGTACTGCCATTCCAAGTCGTCGATATTGATACGCCCGTCACCTGTACGGTCTTGTTCCAGCACAAAGATTTTCCCCTTTACTTGTGCCTTGGACGGGTCAAATTGAGGGGCATCCTGTTCGAACAGTGTGGGCTGATAAGGAGCCTTGTATTTCTTGCTGTCTGGCGCATAGCTGGTAGAAATGAGTTTCTTCAAACCCAGTTCGTCAAACTTGGCTGCGAAGTAGCGTGTAAAGTTGCTCCATTCGGGGTCATCGCACGGTAACAATACCGTTTTACCCCGAAACACGTCGGGGTCGTATTCCAGATATGCGTTCATTTCCACCTCGATGTCGTGGAACTGGGTATAAAATTCATCGTTCTTGGCGGCCTTGGCCTCTTTCAGGTTCGTATTTGCCATAATCTTTCGGTATATATAAGATGTCGATTGCAAATGTACGCTTTATTTTGAACACAAAGATACGGAGTCACAGAGATTTTCATTTGTCAAAGTGAATATTTCTCCGTGTCCTTATGTTTCCGTATTCAAAATAAAGAATCATTCCTCGAACACATCCCCGAACCTCCGCAGTATCGCCCGCGTACAGGCCCACGAAAGCAGCCGCTGGCTATGTCTGTACCCCAGCCGGTGGAGTTCTTCCATTAGCTGACGGTCGTCCTGAATCCACAGCCGCAGGCGGCGGCTGGCGTTTTGTGGAACGATGGTGGGAAAATACTTCACCGCTATTTCCTTGATTGTATAGGCTCTCTGTTGCATATGTCTCCGTATTTTTTTGTACAAAAATAATACATTTATCCGAAAGTTGCAAAAACAACTTACGGTGCTGGTTGACATTCTTTCTTGCCGTGCCTTGCTTTTGGAAAAACGATGCCTTGCTTTCCGGAAAGCCATGCTGTGCTTCCGTAGAAAAGCTGCGTTCCGCTTTTGGGAAAGCAAGGCAAGGCCGGCCGGAAAGATGAGGACGAGGGGAATAACTGCCCCTAACAATGCCCATCGGTACGTACCTGCACTTATGGGACACGGTTCTTTTTCGGCACATTACCTTTGCAGTGTGATCACAAGAAATGAATGTCTAACAAAAAAGAAAGTATCAATGAAGAGAAATGTGAACTATGGAGTGAGTCCGCGAAAAAATCCGCGTGACCGCGAAGCTGCCCCGAAATTCTACGGGCAGATTGTAAGTAACCAAAGCGTCAGCATCGAGGAACTGGCCGAAGTCATCGCCAAACGCTGCACGGTGAAGCTGGCCGATGTACTTGGTGTGGTGTCGGCCTTCGAGACGGAAATGAAGAAGGCACTGCTGAACAGCGAAATCGTGGAACTGGACCGCATCGGCCGTTTCCGCGTAACCGTCAGCGGAAAGGGGGCAGAGACGGAAGAGGACTTCAGTACAGAGCAAATCAAGAATGTGAACGTGCGTTATTCACCCGCCAAGTACATCAAGGAGGTATTGGCAAACGCCACCTTTGCGAAGAAACCCCTTTACATCCGCGAGATAGTAACCGAAGAATGAACCTTTAAAAAAAAAACAACATTATGGCAAAATCAATCAGATACGTTGTACGACGCAAACGTAATCCGCAGGACAAGGAAGCGTCTCCCAAATTCTATGCAATAGTCTCGTCCAGAGGTACCACCACAACCCGAGAACTGGCCGAGAACATCAGTGCAGCCACCACCTTCCAACTACCCGACGTGGTAGCTGTATTGGCCGCCCTGCAACTGGTGGTGTGTGAAGAACTGGCGAAAGGCAATGTGATTTCGCTCGGCTCGCTGGGCTACCTGAAGATGACGATGAACTCCAAGGGAGCAGTCACCGGCGAGGAGTATAAAGTAGGGAATTGTTTGAAAGCCGTGAACTGTCGATTCATCACATCGAAGTATCTCAAGCTGACGGCCGAGGCTTCATTCACGAAGAAGAATACCACAACTGTGGCTTCGGAAACGGAAAAAGAAGAGGAAGAAGGCGGTGAAGACTTGACGGCTTGACATTTAATCCCTTTTGAGGCATGAACAGCAGAGGACTGAGAAACTGTAACCCGGGGAACCTGCGACGGACGAAAGACCGCTGGAAGGGACTCCGGTCTATACAGACAGACAAGGAATTCTTCCAGTTCGTGGACATGGCGCACGGATACCGCGCCATGATGATAACGCTACAGAACTACGTGCGCCGGCATGGCTGCCGCACGATGGCGGGAATCATCAAGCGGTATGCACCGCCCTCGGAGAACAACACTTCCGCCTATCTGGCCTACGTGTGCAACGAGATGGGGGTGCCGACTACCTACGAGCCGGACTTGGAGGACAAGGCGACCCTGTGCGCATTGGTAAGTGCCATGAGCCGGATGGAAAACGGTGTGGATGCCGACCCGGAAGAGGTGGAAGCCGGATGGAGGCTGATTTGAGTTAAAAATGAAGAATGAAGAATTAAGAATTTCTTATGAGTGATGCGCTTTTGAACTTCCTGATGTATGCTCTTCCGTCCGGATTCCTGGTGCAACTGCTGAACTGGTGGTTGAGCCGCAGGAAACGGAAAGTGCAGGACATGGGAGACATTGACGGGCTCTACATAGAGAACATCAACAAACTGAGAGAGGAACTAATCAAGACCCAAGATGAGAACCGGAAAGTATATCGTGACATCGGACGGCTGGAAAGAGCCGTCTCGAAACTGGAAAGGGCTATCAGCAAGGCTACGACTTGCCGCCATTTTGATGATTGCCCTATCCGCAATGAGCTGCCGGAGCAAACAGGAGACGGTACGGACTACCGCCCTGTGCGACAGTATGGCAAGCGTGAGAACAACCGTCATCCGCCAAGGAACGGCACTGCCACCCCGCCAGGCGAAGCTTGACATTCCGCTGAAAGCTGCGGCGGAACTGCCCGAACGGGCGGTCTATATGGCCAAGGACGGGATGGTGACCGTAACGCTGGAACGCAAGGACAGTACCCTCGTGATAAAGGCCGAGACGGACAGCATCGTGCCGAAGCTGGAGATGGACTTTACGGACACCTATACGCTCCGGAAGGTAGAGTACGATGAAGAAAGCAAGCCTCCGGACAAGGTGCCGTGGTGGAAACCATGGGGGTATTTCATCATTCCCCCGGCAGTTGCCATCTTGCTTCTGACTATTTTACAAACAATTAAAAAACTATTGAAAAAATGGCTGAAAAGAAAGGATACGTAAACGGCAGTGACCTGTTGATGAGCATCGACGGGGCAGCATGTGGCCACTGTACGAGCCACACCACGACCTACAACAGTGAAACCAAGGACCGCGCCGTGAAACCGGCCGCTACGGAAGCGGCGGAAAATGCGGGCTTGTTCAAGGAAAAGACCGTGACCGGTCTGAGCGTACAGGTGAAGTGTGAAGGCCTCCGTTTCTACAGCGAAACGGAAAGCGGCTTGAAGGCGTTGCTCGCCAAGTGGAAAGTGGGCGGCGTAGTGGAATTGAAGGGCTTCGTGAGAGGTTCGGATGCCAGCCCGTACATGAGCGGAAACTTCATCATCGCAAGCTTGGAAGAAGGTGCTCCTGCCGGTGACGACACCACCTACAATGCGACCTTCGACAATACGGGTGCCGTAACCATCGACGAAAATGTTGTGGACGGTGCAACGGAGTGAGTTATGAGTTATGAATTATGAGTTTTGAGTTATGAAAGAGATAACCATTTACGGAAAGAAGCTGCCCATGCGCATGACGATGGGTGCGATGCTCCGCTTCAAGCGGATGACCGGTAAGGATGTGGAAGAAATAGGCAGTGACGTGGCCTTGCTCGTGACCTTCATGTACTGCTGTGTGGCGAGTGCGTGCAACGCCGACAACGTGGAGTTCGGCATGGACTTGGACAAGTTTGCCGACGGCATGAGTGTGGAAG